GTCAGATGTGTATAAGAGACAGATCTATAACAATAAAAATAACACCATATAATATATATCCTATAATTAAAGTAGCCAAAAGAATAAATAATTCCAATACGATAAACTTTATCATACCTACCACATTTTAATTATCCTACATTTGCTTTTCTCATACCACTGCCCAAGATAGATAGTAGTTGGTCGTAGCGTTTCTCCAACTCCTCATATTTTGCTTGCCAAACAGAATCAGATACGGCATCATTATAATGTGGAGTCTCTGCTGCATAATCTAACTTAGTCTTTTCCGCTATAGTTTCAGCGGTTTTGCATAACACACTTGCGCCTTCTCCACGCATCAGCCACTCAGCAGAAACATCTGGATAAGCATTCAGGAAGTTCTCTACCAAGGTAGAAGACAAGGTTTGCTCACCCTTAACTTGTCTCAGAACAGTGGATTGATTCATATTCAGAGTCTTAGCCAAGCCATTTAATGAAATCTGATTATCATCAAGATATTGCTTAATTCTTTGATACACAGTTGCTTCCATAATTTCACATTTTTAAACCATACTTAAACTATGCAAATCGGGATAACTTTTTCCCAAAATTATTTGGTTGTTTATGCTGATTTGCTTATCTTTGCACTCGAAAACAATGCAGAAACGATTTCAAAACGTTCCTTATTCGTTTTCGGTGGCAAAAATAAACAAAAGAAATGAAATATGCAAGTAAAAATGCAAAAAATCATCTCGGTTTCTATAAAAAATCGGGAAGAACTTAAAAAGAAGTATCAGTGCTCGCAAACAACTTTGTATAATGCGTTAGCGTATAAGACAATGAATAGGCGAGCTGATGCAATCCGGCAGGATGCTCTAGACAACTTCGGAGGTGTCGAAAGCGAGAAGCCAGTGTTGAACTAATAAAAAGAAGGAGGATTCCTATGAATGAACTTTCAACAATGATTGTAGATGATGAGAGAATGACATCGCTACAGATTGCAGAGATTACTGGCAAACCTCACGCAGACGTGATGAAAGCCATCCGAAAGATGGAGCCAGCATGGTCTAAAATCAACGAAGGAAATTTTTCCTTGGTTGAATATAAAGACAAGAAGGGCGAGACAAGACCTTGTTACTCTCTCAACAAAGAAGAGTGCCTCTACATCGCTACCAAGTTCAATGATGAAGCGAGAGCCAAGTTGATCAAGCGGTGGAAGGAACTGGAGGAGCAACATCAGAAGCCATCCGTTCCTCAGAACTATCTCGAAGCTCTCAAATCTCTGATCAAGGCAGAGGAAGAGAAACAGCAGCTTGCTCTGGAGAACAAGCAGAAGGATGAGACGATCATCACTATCAGCAAGGCGAACGTGGAGCTTGGCAACAAGATTACTGAAATGCTGCCAAAGGTGAGCTACTACGACAGAATCCTGCAGAGCAACGCAACTATGACCATCACTCAGATAGCGCAAGACTACGGTATGAGTGCTATTGCAATGAACAAGGAGTTGGAATCTATGAGAATCCAGCACAAGGAGAGAGGTCAGTGGATATTGTACGCTCAATTCCTGAAAGGTGGCTATGTTCATAGCAGAGCGGTGGACATCATCCGCAAGGATGGTAGGCACGATGTGAAGTACAACACGGAGTGGACAACGAAGGGAAGAATTTTCCTTTATGAAGCACTCAAAGGAAAGGGCATTCTCCCCTTGATAGAGCAGGAGAACACTCCCAGCGATAAGGGCACTGGTGGAAGAGAGCCTTCCAAGAAGACTGGTGCCAGTCAACAAACCATTAACTTCGAGTGATATGAAAGATGAAACGATAAAAAGTGATATTGAAGAGACGAATAAGAGTAGTCTTGGAGAGACACTTGCCCGAATAGAGAAGTATATTCTCATCGGAACCAAGAATGTGCTCAACATTGATGAAGCATCCATAGTACTGGGAGTTACCATCAGAACACTCAGAAAGATGGTTGCAGAGCATACCATCCCTATCTACAAGCCCAACCAGCGAGCCTTGTATTTTAAAAAGAGTGACCTAGAGGATTGGATGCTGCAGAACAGAGTGAAGCCCCAGTCGGAGATAGATTCTGAGGTGGAAGCCTATTGTATAACCCATTAAAACAGAAAGATATGTTCGCAAATGTTATGTTGGTGGCAAGTATCGCCACATTCGCTATTGTAGTTAAGGAAATCCACTCTTACTTCAAGGAAGTAAACAAGTAGATATATATGGAGCTGAATCCGGCATAAAAAATTGTTTGATATTAATAAGTTTAAAATTTTCGTTTTATTTATCTCAAAATAAGGACAAAAGTCTTTTTCGCAAGGATTTTTTGGAATTTGCTATTCCCAGCTCCACAACTGTTGTGTAGGTTCAAGATTGTTTTTAGTTAGTATTTGTTTGAATCGGCATAGGTAGCTCAGATGGTAGAGCAGAAGGCTCCATCACCTTCAAGGTCGTAGGTTCGATTCCTACCCTATGCCCAATATCGCCCGATTCCGAGGAGTCATATCGGATAGGATAAACCTTCCTGGAGAGGTACACGTACCCAAAAGGAGCATTATTAACCACAGATGATGCTTAGACGTGGAAGTGGCAAGTTAATACATACACCTACTGGGTGGAATTTGGAACGCTTGGAGTTCACTTGTGAAGATGCAGACCTGATGCCGTGACCCTTATATATAATAAGGTAGCATCAATAGGTAGAAGCGCACAACTACAATGGTTCTAATGCAGCCAGACGACTTTGTCATAGATAAAATATCATTAATACACTATTTACACAGATGTATGCGATTACTAGTGCTGGGAGTCCTAAGCCTCCATAAATGCAGAAGGGAACTTGGAGCGATTATCACCATCCTGCCAATTATGTTCTGATGTCGCTCCTCGGAGGGGTGCTTTATTACTCCCACCCCTCCTTTTTGACAGACACGTTTTTTCAAACCATATAAAAATTATGTATCATTTACGACTATCGCAGTAGCGACTGCATTTTATAACTCGTTAAAGTTGTATATTTCAACCTATCTCCTCTGTTCGTGAGAATCGAGGGGATTTTTATTGTAGAACATTTTAAAGAAACAAGATATGTTATTCAAACCGAAAAGCTGCCACGACTGCTTGTTTGAGCAGATATGTGACAACCCGAATAAGAAATCGGATGGCACTTACAGATGTAAGGGCTATGAATGGAAGTATCAATAACTATTAATATAATAAGGACATGAAAGAGCTTATTACGATTCAATCGGAACTGAAAGCCCCAAAGACTCAGGTAAACCGCTTCGGTGGCTACAAGTACCGCAAGGCTGAGGACATCCTAGAAGCTGTCAAGCCTTTACTCGCCAAGCAGAAATGTACGCTCATCATATCAGATGATATTGTTATGATAGGCAACCGCATCTATGTGAAGGCAACTGCTACCATCAAGAACGAGAAGGGCGAGTGTGAAACAACCACTGGCTGGGCAAGAGAAGAGGAAAACAAGAAAGGTATGGACGGAAGTCAGATTACTGGTGCATCCTCATCCTATGCCAGAAAGTATGCGCTCAATGGTCTGTTTGCCATTGATGATAACGCTGATTCTGACACAACCGATACTGGTCAGCAGGATAACGTTAATCATCAGGCAGCGCAGCAGACTGCACAGACTCAGCAGCAATCTCAGGCAACCGCTCAGCCAGCGCAACCTCAGTATCATCCCGACAACCTAGCCGAAGCCTTGGAAATGGTGAAGCGATGTGTGAACAGAGACAATATCAAATGGGTGATGGGTACTTATATGCCGCTCAACAGCAACGCTCAGTTTATGCAAGCCTTGTCCGCTAAGAGAAAGGAGTTAGGACTATGACACAGAACATCAAGCTGAATAAGCCAAAGGTCACCTTCATAGAGGAGACTCACCAATACTTCCTTGGCAAGAAGGAACTGAAAGGTATCACTGGAACGCTGATAAGAAAGGCATTCCCCGACACCTACAAGGATATTCCTGAGTCTGTACTGATAAAGGCTGCAGAACGAGGAGGTATGATCCACAACTCCTTCGAGCTGTTCTGTACCGTATTCGATTCCGACATCAAGATGTACCCGAACCCGACAGAAGAGATTCGGGCATTCAATAGTATGCTGGTCTCCTACGGTCTCCATCACGTTGATTCCGAGTATCTCGTTACCGATGGTGAGGATTTCGCTTCTGCCATTGATGGAGTCTTCGCAGACAGCGATGGCAACATCTATCTGGTAGATTACAAGACCACCTCCACCCTGCACTACGACAACGTTTCTCTCCAGCTATCCATCTATGCACGATGGTTCGAGGAGCAGAATCCCGACTTGAAGGTGAAGGAACTGGTATGTATGTGGTTCAAGAACGGACAGAGCCGATTCCAGCCGCTGCCTAGGGTATCGGAAGAGAAGATTGATGCTCTTATCAAGGCATACTTGGAGGATGATCCTGACTACAAGTATGAGGTGGAAGTGCCGGAAGCTTTTTCCTGCACCGAGCAGCAGTATAGACTGGTCACCGCTAGAATTGATGCCTTGAAGATAGAGCAGGATGCCTTGAAGGAGAAGCTGATGAAGATGATGGAAGCCAACAAGCAGAAATCAATCAAGACTCAATATGGCTCCTACTCCTATGTGGCAGCATCCACAAAGAAGACCTTCGACACGAAACTCTTCAAGGACACCGAGCCGGAACACTATGAGTACTATCTGAAAGATACTACCACGAAGCCATCCATCAGAATCAAACTTAATTAAGTATAGATATGAACGTAACATTTACAGGCAAGATTATTGCAGCAGGGCAGGTTCAAACTGGAACCAGCCAAAACGGAACTCAATGGAGTTCGTGTGAATATGTTATCGAGGAGTTGAACCAGCAGTACCCAGCAAGAGCCGTGATTCAGGTCTATGGCTCCGATAAGCTGCAGCAGTTCAATATCCAAGTTGGTGAGATCATCACCGCTCACATCGGATTGAAGGCACATCAGTCTAAGGACGGACGATGGTTCAATCAGTTGGATTGCTGGAAGGTGCAGCGACCAACCGCTCAGCCTCAGCAGATGCAGCAGCAGGGTCAGGTGTACGCTAGTCAGGTAGGGCAGAACTACCAGCAGGGTGCTCAGCAGGGATTCCAGCAGAATCCTCCGCAGCCAGCTCCTATCCAGCAGCAGATGCAGAACTTTCCCCCTCAGGTTAACGCAAGCGGTCAACCTATTCAGCAGGACGGTCGATATGCAGGTGGTCAGCAGCAGGGTATTCCCTTCCCAGCCAACAATTAGTTGATATTCAAAAACAAAGGTTATGGAAATCCATCTTGTGCGTACTTCTCTTGGTCTTCAAGCTTATGCAGACGAGGACTATGAGCAGTTGAGAAAGATTAAGGTTGGCTCTGTTGTCAAGGCGAACATCGTCCGTCCACGCAACGTGAAGTTCCACCGCAAGTTCTTCTCCCTGATCCGAGCTGCTTGGGATTGTCTCACAGAGCAGCAGCGCATCAATCTCCGTTCTGTAGAGACATTCCGTGAACAGCTCCTGATAACATCGGGATTCAGCGAACCACTCTACGACCTGAACGGACAGAAGTTCTTGGAGCGAGCCAAGTCTATCTCATTCGCCAAGATGGATGAGCCAGCCTTCAACGAAGTTTATTCCAAGGTCTTGGACACCATCCTTACCATCATGGTTGCCGATGGTGTATCAGAAGACGAGTTTAATAACATTCTAAAAAATTATACATAATATGACACGTAGAAACGACAAGCGCAACAACAGACGTAACCGTCAGCGCAACAACCAGCCAGAGTTATCACCATTCGCCCAGATGCTTTTCGGAGCAATCCTCAGCAAGGGTGCAGAAATGATTGCCAATAAGATGATGGAGAAGAATGAAAATACTCCTTCCATCCATGCAGAGGGTATCACCGACAAGGATATTCAGAACATCAACGAAGGTAATGCTTCCTTATCTAAGTTGTATATCCCGAATGATGGTACGGCTATAGAGTACCCTACCCCTGAGAACCTAGAGTTCTTCTTCGATGAGGAAGGCAAGCTGATGGTGCGTAAGAAGCATGCTCAGAATGATCATCCTCAAAATGAGGAGACTCAGGAGAAGCCTATCACTTATGATGATGTTCTCAAAGAACTCTACTTGGGCAAGACTGCATACTGGGTTTATGACAAGAGCATCGAATCTGGAAAACAGTCATCTTACAACTTCGAAGATGCCGTAAACTGCACCAGCGTGGCTCAGGCGAAACGCATGGTCGCTTTCAATAAGCTGCAGAACATCGCCAAGTATCTTAATGGTGATTGGAAACCAGATTTCGATGGAAACCATGAAAACTGGAGTATCACCAAAACTGGCGATGATTTTCTCGCAATGTACACGAGAAATGTGAACAAAGCAAATGTTTATTTCAAGAGTAGAGACCTTACATTCGAAGCCATCCGCCTGATGGGTGAATATTCTCTCAACGACCTTTTCTCAACCGACTGGTAATGGCAAGCTACGCTGAAATCAAGGCAAAGCTATTGCAGGAAGGCAAGAAGATACGCAAGCGTTCATCCTACGATGAGCACAACTTGCAAGCCGCAGAGGTCAGGTATATCCGTGGGGTACATCCTGACCTCGAAGGGGTCTTCTTTGCCGTTCCCAATGGTGGCAAGCGAACCTCCCGACAAGCCGCTTGGCTGAAAGAAGAAGGTATGAAGGCAGGGGTATCAGATATGATCCTCCTGAAAAGCACCTCCCAGTATGGTTTCCTCTGTATCGAAAACAAAACTCCGAAAGGTAGGCAGGAACCCGAACAGAAGGTATTCCAGTTTGAAGTGGAACGGCATGGTGGCAAGTACATCATCGTCCGCTCTATAGATGAATTTATGAAAGCAATCGACAATTATCTCAATGGTGAACTATGACAGATGAAATCAAACAAGCCATCCTGCTCCTAGAGGAGAACGGCTACAAGGTAACCCCACCTCCCAAGCAAGTCAAAGATGAATATACCTTTGCGAGAGCTTGGGATTTATATCAGAAGAAGGTGGGCTGCAAGGAGAAGCTGGAAAAGAAGTGGAACTCCATGAGTCAGAAAGACCGCAAGGCAGCTATCGAGTATATCCCACTCTATGTTATCTCCCAACCTGATAAGCAGTATCGCAAGAACTTCCAGACCTTCCTCAACCAGAGAGCTTGGGAAGACGAGATCATCGGTGGCACTCCACCACCAGTTTCAACCAATGAGTCTGCATCTGAAATCAGCCAGCTTATCGCCAAGACAAAGGTAGAGCAGGAACAGAACACGGAAGATGCCAAGAACCACGCTCTTCGCCAGCGTATCTATGGTATGATTCAGGTTCTTCACAAGAACCCACAAAGCCTATGCCGCAAGCAGTTGGAGATTTATCGTGACAACGGAACCTTAGAACACTTGGGCATCCAATGGAATCCATAACATCATCAACTCTATGATACAAATCAGCAAATACTATCACTCTTATAGCTTATGGATATTTTCGGATATATTAAGGTTGGGAAGCGCATCAGTAAGGCGCATAAAGCCCTCTTTTACCACAAGACCATGGTACTCTGGTATAAAGGCAAACCTATCATCGGAACGATGCACGATGGCTTGTGGTATCAACAAGATATGAACGGAATATGTGAACAATTAATGTTCCAGTCCGAAGTAACCCACGTCTCATTCTTACCTTCACCTTATGAAGACAGAGAAAGAACAAATCCTAGCCATCATAGCTGAGATTCAAGCCAAGAGAGAAGCCGCTCACATCGTGCCTCCTCACGTCAGAACCTCAGAGATTATCAATCGTGGATTCCCCAAGCCCTATCAAGCCATCAACGAGTTAGTCAGAGAAGGCAGGATAAACTGGTGCAAGACCCTCAATGATATGGCATTCACTATCAGATCATAGCCTAGCTATGTTGAAACACAATTAGAAAACAATAATCAAATCAATATGGAAAAAGAATTAAAAATCATTTTAAAGGAGGAACTGGAAATTTTATCAAAGCAAGCTTACGAGTCTGCCAAGAATAAGGGCTTCTATCCAAAGGATGTTAATACCGCATTTCTTCTGATGTTCATCATCGTGGAAATGAGCGAGGTATTGCAAGCCGACAGAAAAGGCAGACACGGCTCCATCGAAGACTACGAGATGGAGATTGAAATGGGCAGGGATATGCCTACCTCCTACAAGAACACGCTGGAAGGTACGGTTGAGTCTGAGTTTGCCGACATCGCCATTCGCATCCTCTCACTCTTGTGTTGGATCATGGAGGGAGACAAAATCGAGCTATCAGAAGATGAAGACCTCATAGGTGAGTACAAGCTGGCAAGTTATATCTTCGGATTTGATTTAGCCGGAGACTTATACCGCATCATCGAGAAGATGGGAGTATTGGACTTGGATAGTTCACCAAGCTGGTATCTCGCCAAATACCTTCAGGAGCTTCTGATGGACATCTTTGCGATTGCCCATAACAACAGAATCGACCTGAAAGAGCAGATCAAGCTGAAAATGAAGTATAACGAAACTCGTCCGTATCTTCACGGATATAAATACTAGGAGGACACGTATGTTTGGAATAGAACAAATGAGTAGAAGGTGTCTCATAGAATTGTCGGATGGCAGCAAGATTCTTGCCATCCTGACAATCCCGAAACCCACCAAGCCCATCTTCCCTTAGAAAATGGAAAGAGAGTTTATTCAGAATTTCAATAAGCAGCAGCCAAATGCGGTTCACAAGGTTATTAAGTGTCACATAATGAGAAATTAGTTATGGAAGATTTATCTATTGGCTCAGAAATCGTCTTGAAGGTGGTTGAAAGCGAGAAAGAAGAATGCAATAGCTGTTTTTTCGATGAGATAAGTAGCAATATCTGTGAGAATGTTTGCGGTGATTTTATCTGTAGCGCAAGCACTAGAAAAGACGGAAAGAATGTTCAATTCAAAAGAGTAAAGTGATATGGAAGAAAAGATAAACATAGCGAAAATCCTTAAGGATAAGCCGCAAGGAACTAAACTGTATGCTGATGCTTTTGGAGAGCTTGAGTATTGTAGCATCTCTAATGATAAAGATCCTCGTATTTTTGTGGAAGCCAAAGAATGTACTAGTTATAGTTTCTATAATAACGGAAAATATAATAAATATGGAGAGCCAATCCTTTTTCCTTCAAAAGAAATGCGTGATTGGTCTAAGTTCGCTTGGAAGAAGGGCGATGTATTGGTAAATAGCAGAGGTTTAAAGATACTCTTCGATAGATGGGCAAATGACAACTATACTAGTTTCTATGCAAAGACAATTAATTTGGTAGAAGATGGTTTTCTTGATACCAATTTACATACTTTAGCATCAGAAGAGGAGGCGAAATCTTTTATCAAATGTATTGAGGAAAAATTAGGTGGCAAACTCAATTGTGAGACCCTTGAAGTAGAGAAGGCTCAGCCTGAGTTCAAGGATGGGGATATAGTAACTATGCATAAGAAAAACTGTGATATAGTTTTTATTTTTAATAGACTGAGAACTGAAGGTTCTTTCTATTATTACGCTTTCCATGCACTCCAAACAAATAATACAGGTGTAATAGATTGTCATACTACATTGCCTTGTGCGTGGACATTTTTTGAGGGCAAAATGAATTTTGCCACAGACTCAGAGAAGCAGCAACTCTTTTCAGCACTAGCAAAGGAAGGCAAGGCTTGGGATGCTGAGAAGAAACAGATTGTTGATTTGGAGACAAAGGTTGAGCTGAAACCATTTGATAAGGTGTTGGTTAGAGATGGGAAAAATGAGATTTGGGAACCTGCTTTCTTCTTTCGTAATCTGTCACACCTTAATGTATATAACTACCAAACAGTAGGTGGTGAATCGCGAGTTTATTGCATTCCCTTTAATGAGGAGACTGCAAAGCTGATTGGTACAACTGACGATTGGGAAGGAGGCGAAGTATGATAGGGCTATGTAATTACTGTTCTAGATATTTCACTTGTAACAAAAGACCCAAATCAAGTGATGAAAATGTAAAACTTTGTCCGAGTTTTACTCAGAATGAAGACGAAGAAGATGCCATTTGGGAGCAGAGAAGATATGAGATAGCAAAAGATGTTGCAGCAAGTCTTGCACAACGTTCTGGCTCTATGTATGACAATGTTGTTAATTCTGCTATCAAAATCGCAGATAAATTAATAGAACGTTTAAAGGAGAAGTAAGTTATGATAGACGATAAGAAAATAGAAGAAGCTGCAAGATATTATTGCAACAATAGATATCCTGCTTCACAGGATGCTCCGTTTATAGCAGAGGGGTTTAGACATGGTGCTAAGTGGGCTATCAATGAGTTTTTGAAGGACTTGTGGTATCCTGCTAGTGAAGAGCCAAAGAAAGTGAAGAATCTCATATTGGAAACAACCTATGAGTACGGAAAGCCTATTTATCATCTTATAAAGTATATGCCAAATGGTAACAATGTTTGTGCTTGGAAAGAATGGTATAAAGGTGCTCACTTATCTCGTTGGCTCTATATTGATGATTTATTACCAAAGGAAGGAGGTGAGCAATGAAAGAACTTAAAGATTTGGTGGCTGGTGATGATGTACTAGTTGTAGGTAGGTCTTGCAGATATATCGCCAAAATTGATAAAGTAACAAAGACTCAAATTGTTGTTAATAACGCTAGATTTAGAAGAGATTCGGGCTGGCAATGCGGTGGTGATAGATGGAATGTTAGAAATATATCTGTTCCTACAGAAAAGGAAATATCAGATATTAAAGAAGAGAATTTTCGCAAGGAGCTCCTCTACGCTATCAGTTCTTTTGATTTCAAACGCTTATCAACAGATGAGTTAAATCAAGTGTACAATATTGTAAAAAGCAAAGAAAATGAAAGAACTTAAAGTTGGAGAAAGAGTAACTGTTACTCTTGAAGTTGTTGAGCAGGATGGTTGCGATGGTTGTTTTTTAAGTATTGATGGTACGTGTTATAACCCGACCAGAAATGGTTGGACAGATGGATTTCAGTGTGAACCAGAAGACCGTTCTGATGGCATAAAATATAATAGTATGCTTATAAGTGAATTTATTCAACAGCTTCAAGACCTTTGTGATAATGAAGGTGATATGGAGATAGTGATGATAACAGATAGTAATAGTTTGGGTAGTGAACCTCATCTTCGTAAATCATCATTTTACGACCAATTTGAAATCACAAAGTATTAACCGCCTTCGGGCATAAATAGATAGAATATGAGTAAAAATGTAATCACATCGTACAAGGGATTCGACAAGAATATGCAATGCCGTGGATTTCAGTACGAAGTAGGAAAAGAGTATGAAATGGACGGAGAAATCAAGTGTTGTAACCGAGGTTTTCATGCTTGCAAATCTCCAATGGAAGTGTGGGACTACTACGATATGCTTAACTCTCGCTATGCAGAGGTAGAGCAGTCTGGCAAGATTGACGCAGAAGAAAATACAACAAAGGTATGCTCTTCTCGTATCAAGATTAAGGCTGAGTTAAAGTTGGCTGACATCATTAATATCGGTGTCGAGTGGCTGAAAGATATAACATCACCATCTAAAGTTAAGGCAGATGGTGCGTTAAACGACAACAGAGACAGAAAGAAACAGATTGGTTCAAGCGGTGACTATGCTAAGATTGGTTCAAGCGGTGACTATGCTCAGATTGGTTCAAGCGGTGACTATGCTAAGATTGATAGCGCTGGAGAAGATTCCGTTATTATGTGCGCTGGCAATAGTTCCAGAGCCAAAGCAAAGGTAGGCTCATGGATAACGCTTGCAGAGTGGAAATGGAGCGATGAGAAAAATCATAATGTTCCAGTATGCGTTAAGACAGAGTACGTTGACGGAGAAAATGTCAAGGCAGATACTTGGTATCAACTTAAAAACGGAAAGTTTGTTGAAGTTGAGGAGTAACTAACCACCCTCTCCTGTAAAAGGGAGAGGGTAAAAAGAAGAGAATATGAAAGCAGCAGAAGCAAAAAGAAAGTTGTGTGAGATTAGAAGCAATCTTACAGACGATGAACAGAAGCAAGCGATTTGGATAGCAATTAGAGCTATTGACACTTGCACTGAAAATGGGTTTATTGTAGAAGATTAATATAAATGTAAGTAATATGATAACGGAGAAGATATTAAAAGAGCTTGGATTTGAAAGGCATCCAGCCATTAATAGTTCAGAATTTTGGGATTTATGGTTATCTGATAATACATATAACGAGAAAGAGCATAAATTTAATAGAGTTCTTTATATTAAAGTAGATTTTTATGATACCGATAATTCTTGGTATGCTAGTAGAAATAACTATATTAAAGATGGCAGTTGTAATGTTAGATTAGGTTTAGGTCCAGGTGGTCCACATGATTGTTCTGAAGAATTTCCTTTGCTTAGGAGATTAAAAGATGCAGAGAAGTTAAAAGCATTAATAGAAATTTTAAAAGGAGGATAAGCAATAAGTGAAGTTAAATGCAATATGGCACAAGAAGGATGGATATGCCCTAGATGTGGAAAGGTAAACGCACCTTGGGTAATGCTATGTTCCTGTAATAGGAACACTCAGATATTACCTAAAGTCGGTGCTCCTTACTATGAAGGAGACCAAGCAACGTGTAACGCAAAGAAGGATAAGCAATGAGCAAAGAAAAAGCGATAGTTCACATTAATAATGTTTCCAAGATGATTGGCTCAAAAAGAATAAAATTGAGTGAAGGTACTACAATTCATATTCAAAATGAGTTAGTCTTGGCACTTAAAGAGTTGGAGGATTGATATGACAAAGCAAGAAGCAATGGCTTTCGCTATCAGCGTAGGAAAGCCGATAAGACATAACTCATTTTCAAAAGGTGAGTTTGTTCAATACAAAGGAAAGGAGTTAGTTGATGAAGAAGGAACTATCCTTCCTCAACAAGAGTTTTGGGCTATCCGTTCAGGTGGCTCTTGGGAGAATGGATGGGAAGAATATAAAGAGGATTGAGTATGACAAGAGAAGAAAGTAAAGCGTTTTATCCTATTCTGCAAGCTTATGCTGAAGGAAAGGTAATTGAGTGTAGGACAAAGCCGAGTGCCGTAGAAGGCTCAGATGTTCCGAATGATTGGACGGAAATGACAGAGATTGAGTTTTGGAATAATACAGAGTACCGAATTAAGTCAGAGCCAAAGTATCGCCCATTTAAGAACGCAGAAGAGTGCTGGCAAGAGATGTTGAAACATCAGCCATTCGGATGGGTGAAGAACAATAACCTCTATCGGAATATCTTAGAAACAAGCGATGGAGCTATTTTATTACCATCATTTCCTTGGGAGATGTTTGTGTTTTCTTTTAATAAGGCTAAGGAAAAATTCACCTTTGCTGATGGGACTCCGTTTGGGGTAAAAGTGGAGGAATAGTTATGGAAATATCAAGGAGAGCCTATCAAGAATTGATAGACGGAGATATAGAATGGCTTCTTAGACAGCCTAGAGACCTCGAAAGAGACCATATAGAGGCAGTGCTAAGAAAGAGTGTTGAACTTTTATACGGAAAGGGAAAATAAATATGAAATGGGTATGTTGTAATGGTGATGGCGTTACATATATATGTGATGTTGAACCTATTAGAAATTGGAATAAAATAAAGTCGTATTTTAAAGAATAATAGTTATGCTTACATCAGACGAATTATACAAGATGAAACATTGCATTGGCTTAGATTGGAAGAAACCAAAAAGAGGTGTTTATGAAGCCTTTCGCAATGGAGTGATGTATTATGATGAGCCAGATACCTTATGGGATTCCTTATGGTCAAAAGGATATGCTAAAAGAAGCATTCAGCCTTATGGTATAGGGGCTCCTCGTGATATATATTATTATAGTGTAAACGAAAATGGGTTAAAAGAAATGGAAAAGTATTTAGGTATTAAAATTAAGATTTTAAGATAGCTTATGAAAGTAGAAGATATTAAATTCAAGGCAAAGAGTATCTTAGATGTAGCTTGGGTACAAGGCGATTTAATTCATAAAGAAGATGGTAAGATAGCCATATTAAGAAACGGATTTAATGTATCAGAAGTTGACCCTTCCACCGTCTGCCAGTTCACAGGACTGAAAGATTGTGAAGGCAATGAGATTTGGGAAGGTGATATTATAAGTAGCCCACACTTTGAACGTGTAGCCACAGTAAAATGGGATGATTCTTTATGTGGTTTTAAATGTTCAGATGTTACTGGGAATATTAATTTTTCTTTTACAGCTATTGCTCACTGTTCTGAATGGTCTATTGTTGGTAATGAATTCGATAAAAAGAAGTAGCGTATGAAGAAAAAGATTTTAGACTTAGCCAAGTCAGCCGTTTGGTTCGTCTTGTGCTTGCTTGTAGGAGCATTGATATTTGAGGGCATCCGCTCTTTGGCTAATAGCGATGAACCTGCAAGGGATTTTGGTACATCTGTATTCACCAAGAAAGGGCACGACTATCTGCTAGTAGATACGAAACACGGAGTTTGTGTTATTCACGCCGAGAGCTGCCATTGCCGTTTAGACACCTTGGGTATCTATGTGGTTGATAACAAAGATACAACTTATGTGATTAAAAAGAAGTAGCGTATGAGTCTTAAAAAGAAAGAAAAGCTAACGGCATATTGGGATAAGAAAGAGAACTGTATTGGTGCTTATCACCCTCTAGGGTTTATGACCCAAACAGATGCTCATTATCTCTTTGATAATGTCTTTACCAAAGAGTTTGTCAAAGAAATGACTGATAGAGGATATGATGTTACAACGATGAAGTTTGAAATCTCTCCCAAGCTGCCGAACTATGAGCGGTTCAATGGCTTATCAAAAAAGTATTGCAGAAAGGAGAAGTAGCGTATGAAGAAACAAATAGTCTTAGACGAACAAGATATTAAAGAGTTCCACGAGGATGCGGAGCATCTACGTTGGCTATATAACAGAATGGTGTGTGAGTATGGTGAAAGCGTTAACTTTGATTACATGCACCGTTTTGCCAAGATATTCAATAAATTAAAGCAATTATAGCGTATGAAGATTAGACTAGCAAAGAAGATAATGAAAGCCAATTTAGAGGTATATCCTTTTTATTGGCACAGAAGACGGACTCCCTACCATTTATATGTATGTACAGTAAATAAGCCATGGGGAGCAAAGAAAGACCACCGTATCGCCAAGGCGATAAGTTTAACAAGAAAGAAATAATGGAGGAAAAGTAATATGGAAGCAGGACAATTATTAGTGCTATTGTTGTCGTTTTGCGCTTTAGCATTACATATCAAGAATCGTAGAAGAAAGGGTTAATTATGAACAAAACAGATTTACATTCATCATTACTCTTCCTAATGCTTAAACTGGAAGAGGCAAAGAGCAACCCGATGATAGACAAGAACTTCATTGTTGCATTGACGGAAGTGCTCAGATATTTCCGTGATAACGGAGATTTAAAGAAAGCCTACGAGAGCAAAAAAGATTCGTTGGCAGAGATGGCTAATAGTTCTTGGATGAAAGCACTAAAGGAATATGTTTCCTCCAAAAATCAGGAAGTCGGAGTTGATGCAGAGTTACCTGATATAGATGAACTTATTCAGAAACTCACTTCTAATGAGTTCATCGAAAAGAAAATCAAGGATATACTTGGAGATCAGGCGAGTAAAGACGAATAGTCATGGATAGATTATTAACTAAGGCTATGGATAAGTATTTGTCGGAAGCTATCGCTGAATGGGATAAGGAGAAAGCTTCCGGATCAGGTAGAAGAAAGGTTAGAAACTAAAATAAAAATAGTTATGAAAATAGAAATCACAAAAGTTACAGATTGGGAGCGAGTGGTGGATGCTGCTCGGTTCACACAACGAAAAGAACCGCTGGGTAAGGAGCCTAGCGATGAGTTCAAGAAGCAGATGATTATCAGCGAGCACTCGCCACTGAGATTGCTGGATTTCGATATTAAGATGTATGGCATACCATACTGGGTGAGCAACCATTTTGTTCGCCACGTTCACGCTCAGCCATTCGTTTCAACCTCCCGACCAGATATTACTGGCTCCAAGGTATCTCGCCACGATATGCGTCAGGATGATTTGGTCAACTTGCAGCTATCCCTCAACGCTCAGGAGATTATTAATATCTCTAAATTGAGACTCTGCAATAAGGCATCCGAAGAAACAAGAGAGGTGTGGTATAAGGTACTTGATAAGCTGGCTTGCATCGAGCCTTTGCTTGCATCAGCTTGTGTTCCTCAATGTGTGTACAGAGGATTCTGCCCTGAACAAAAGTCATGTGGCGGAGACAAGAAAAAAATATTTTCTGTTACAAGAAAATACTACAAAAATCTAGAATTATACACAGCACACTAACAGACAATGAAAAATCCAAAATATACCGTAAACGAATATGTCGGTGGTCACTTCGAGTACATCACTCCCTGCCCATTCGGCATTCAAGGCAAGTACACCCATGAACTCCTGATGGTAGGTAGCCTTGCTTGCCAGCGATGTGAGCACTTCCGAGGTATCAATACAGAGGATTGTGTTGTATCTTGTGGAATCGAATAGTTATAATAGTGCAGCCTATCTGCATTCATCTTAATAATTAATCAAATTTAATATATGAATACAAAGAAAATCTCTATTATTCAGCGCATCACAGAGCGCATCCTTGGCAAGAAGTTCTATATCGCAGTCATTGCCAATAAGGGAACCAGCAACTACTTCGTTAACTCTACCATCTATCGCTCAGAAGATGATGTTATCGCTTATCAGAAATACATCACCACTGACGAGAGAATGAAGGAGAGCTTCGATTTCGTCTGCTACTACTCCTTCCGTTCCAAGTTCGACTTCCGCATTCCTCTTGGCGGCAAGCCATTATCTCTTGAAGAGGCAAAGGAACTTAGCAAGAAATAAGATATGGGAAAGTTGATTGACCTGAAAGGAAAGCGGTTTGGCAGACTCTATGTCTGCTGCCGCTCCGGCAAATCCAGTAAGAATGGTGTTTATTGGATTTGTAAGTGTGATTGTGGTAGAGGTGTTTCTGTTCTATCCTGCAATTTGCTCCGAGGAGTAACCCAGTCTTGCGGTTGTCTCAGATCAGAGAATGCCAAGCTTCGCCTTCGCCAGTACTACGAGAAGAAGGCAAAAGTAAACGGATAATAATCTTTTCTAACCAAAACTTCGTATATTTGCAAAATGAAATTCAGTTATATTAAAGACAAGATATGCAAGAACATCCAAGGCTTCTTGTATCGTAAGTATTTCGTTGTGCTTGATGGTAGAGCCAACTCTGTCACTCTCTCGAAGGGTATCTACGAGCATATTATGATGAGAGCACGAATAGATAGCTCCATCTTCGTCTTCCGTATCATCGGCAGAAGAACATACGGATTCTGCCTGAGAGAGGACTGGGAGGAACTTCGCAATGCTCAGACCGACTTCTGTCAGCTCCAGTACAACCAGGAGCATAACAAGATAGGTTTCCGCAGCGAACGACCATCGGTTACAGCCATACTTGATGATTACAATCTTCCACTAGAGAAAATGGTGCGCCTGACCTGCATTCCTCGAAAGGACAAAAATGGCGAGACGTACTACGAGATCATACGTCCAAACCCATAACAATACAAATATGATTAAAGAAGTATTATTTCAAGGTCTTTCCCACTCGCCTTCCGACCACGAAAGTCAGGAGGGTGAGTTGAGAACTTGCCTGAACCTCATCAACGAGGATGGAGCACTCCACCCTATCCACCAGCCAGTGGTGGTTGATTCTGCCATTACCATACCTGATGGAGCCAGCATCGAACTGATTCACAAGGTTACTCACAATAACACCATTCACTCCCACTACATCATCCGTAATGGTAATACTTGGTATTGGACAGAGAAAGGCGGAAACGGAAGTGAGAACACCATTAGTCTTGGCGATTTCCAAGTCAATGCCGTGAGTGCCATCGGAAACATCTTGTGTTTTGTGGGAGAGGAAAGCACTAAGTATGCCTATTGGAACGGAAGCGATTACACTAGTTTCGACTTATCCGCCATCAACTATAGTGCAGTTATCTCAAACACAAAGTCGGTGGTATGCAATGCTTCCGTTAATCTTGGTGATGATTGGGATTCCGCTTTTGTGTCAAACAAGTATTATTCCAATAAAACAGATACTTCTCTTAAAGGTGCATCCATCATTTTCAATGCTTTGGATGCGCTGATCAATAAACAGTTGGAGGAGAATGGCACGGAGTATTTCAAATATACGGTTTTTGGTGTAATTGCCATCCGTCTATATGATGGTGTATCATACATCAATATATCAAATCCATTCATTCTTGCACCAGAAACGACTTTCAACAAGTTTATCTGGTATCAGGAGAAAAAGGCTGTTGGTACTAGCACAAGCCTTCATACTCACTCCATCGTTATCAATATGGATATACCCGAAGGTCTTGAAGACCTCATCAGCGGTGTAGATGTTTATCTTTCCCAGCCGGAATCATTTATTGATACGGAGAAACAAACCAAAGGAATATCACGATATAAGTGCTACCTTTGGAACGACAAAATGGCATCAGGAGTTAATTGCGATGCTTTTCAATATCTGTCAGAGGAAGATGTATATCAGTCTTTCGAGAAGAAGTCTTTCTATCTGAGCACAAGCATCAGCAAGGATAAATTCGGCACAGCTATTCCTCTCAAACGAGTATTGGAGACCGAGGAAAGTATTTCTCTTGCAGACTTTCAGAGAAGCTCATTTGGCGGTCAATGTTCCATTACATACAACAACCGCTTACATATCGGAAACGTGAAGAAGACTATCTTCAATGCTTTTGATACCAATATTTTCTCCAGCCGGAAAGTCTCGAATAATCAGATGTACCTGAATGAGTACACTGATCTTGCCACCAATAATACACTCTCTACCGATTACATCTGTGATGCAGTATATCAGGTCAGCATCAGTGAGAACAGTATCAAGAGAGATATTTACTACAAGGGTAAGCTGCAATACCCTCTCAGCCCAATCTTGGCATATCCTAGCACTCTTGCTACGGCTATGACCATTTACTTCTATCTCCCTAAATACAATAAATACTACTCCAAGAAAGTTAAGCTGAAACCTTCCGAGACGTTCGGAATGTCTTACTATATCAACATCAGTAAGAACCGCTCGACACCAGTTGCAGCAGATAGACAGACTTCAAATACTTTGAACAACGAGGGATTTGGAGGAAGAACTGATGCACCGACAGAAGCAGAAAATCCAGAGTTGTCTGATTATATGTACCGTTACCACGATGATGCCGGACTTCCTGCCTTTATGCAAGTATATCGCCATAAGCTCATCAAGAGCAGTTCTTCTGGTGGAGACTTTGGTGGTGGCAGCACTAAAGCAAGCGAAACCAGTGGAGGAAGCTTTGGTAGCGGAAGCGGAGCCATTATCCCTTCTGGATATACTTGGGATTCTACACCGATTGATACGGGAGACTTCACCGAGATTACGAAAGCTGAGTATAATGCGGCATTGAGCAAGACCGACAATCAGAAGTATGTATCTCAGCAGCCTAATGTAGTCAAGGTCAGCAAAGCCGAGAATCCGATGGTCTTCCCTGCCAAGAACTCGGTTCAGGTTGGATCATCCATTATCAATACACTAGCCGCCAATACCCGACCAATCAGCGAGGGTCAGTTTGGCGAAGCCCCTCTCTATGCTTTCACCGATGAAGGTGTATGGGTGTTAATGACCAATCAGGAAGGAACCTACGATGCCCGACAGCCAGCCAACAGAGATATTTGTTCCAACCCTAAGGGTATCTTGCAGATTGATGATGCCGTTCTGTTCCCTACGGAACGAGGAATCATGATGCAGAGAGGCAGGGATTCCGAGTGTATCACAGATGTTCTTGATGGTTATCCGTTTGTCTTCACCCAGATATTCAAAAACGACTATCAGAAGAAGCTGCTTGCCCTTGGTGGCATTCCTGAATATGATACTCAATATATCCGATTCAGAACATTCCTGCAGAAGGCGAGTCTGATCTATGATTATTACGATAACCGCATCATCGTGTTCAGACCCGACTACACCTATGCGTATGTGTATTCCTTGAAGAGTAGAATGTGGGGAACAATGCACAATGTGTTCCGTTCCACCGTCAACTCCTACCCTGAGTCTTATGCCATCAATCAGAGCGGAAAGATTGTTGATGTATATGTCAAGGAGCCATCGGGAAGCGTTTCCTATTTCTTCTGTACACGTCCGTTGACTCTCAATCAGGAGAATATTCACAAGACGATGTTCAAGAGCATCATCCGTGGTTATTTCCGCAACGCTGCAAAAGGTAAGGTGGGTGTGGTGCTATATGGAAGCAACGACCTTTTCAACTGGTTCTACATCCATTCTTCCGTCAACCAGCTTCTGGCTGGTATGGCAGGATCACCTTACAAGTATTTCCGCTTTGCAGTAATGGGCAGTCTCAGCTACGATGAATCCATTCATAGCGTAGGAACTGAGTTTGTTGCCCGACTGCAAAACAAGCTTAGATAAGTTTTTCTTCATATACATTCATAATTTTAATATCAATAAGGGCAGCTATCTTCACAGACGGCTGCCCTTGCTTTTTCGTTAACCATAAGTCTAGAAAGGATGAAGCCTGATCCTCGCCCTTACCGCTGAGCGATTGCTTGCATTCTTTATTTTTTCCTTCTTCTCTTCCGCCAGTGCCCAGAATCTGTCTGCACCTTCGGGATAGACCACCATCAACCATTCGTATAATGCCTGATTGACGATATAGTCGTGAATATACACGGTCATGGTATGCACACTCGTAGAAGAGAATCCATTTGGCATTCTCAGAGCCAGATAGTAGGCTTCCTCCTCATTGGTAGGCGAACCGATGCACTCCTCCCACACATTGGAATCAAAGCCGCTTCCCAGCATTTCCATCTTGGTGAATCGGTAGAGCACTTCCCTGCAATCCTCTATGGTGGAATCCAAGATTCTTGCCAGCTTATCCCGATTGCCATCCTCTGCCACATCATAGATGTTATGGATGAGGTGGGAATCTGCTACCCCACTCCTAATCGAATCCGCATAAGTGTAAGCCGTATTTCTAATGTCGTAGATCAGCTCGCTCTTCTGCAGTTCTATCATCACCTTGTGACCCTTGTTGCAAGTCTTCATGCTGCACCTCCCCTCTATGCGCTAGGAGCTGTCCGGCTAGGTCGCTCACGTCTGTTGAACGTTTCGTGCAAGTTTCTCAATGACACAACCGCCAGTTCGCTATACACCTTCGCTTCATTAGGATTGGTAATGGTGAACCAATCCATCAGTGCCTTGTTGATGATATAGTCGTGGATGGAACTGGTCAGCGCATCCTTCAAGCCCAGCGAGTAATTGGATGGAAGCGAAAGCTTGATGATGATATTGTCGGTATCACTGATCAGCTTGTTGGATGCCGTAGTGCCGGAACCCTTCTCAATAGCTTCGCTCAACTCTACCAGCAACTGGCTATAGGCATTCTGAATGCTTCGCAATGCCTGATTCTTATCTTCATCATCATCGCTAGCCTGAATATTGCTGGCAGCCTCAGCATCCATATCCGCAGCTCTTCGGCTCCGTCCTGTCAGGAACGCTTTGTTCTGGAAGTCGTATATGAGTTCACTCATATACAACGTGATAGTTAAATTCTTTCTTGGCATACTTTTATATTTTAGTTCGTGTTGGCTTGGTCTTGTTAAACACCTTATCCTTGATGTCGAGCAGAAGAGCAGCCGCATTATCGGCATACTCCTTCACCTTGTCGTTAGCCGTAATCTCGCACCATTTGGCAACGATACTGTTCACGATGAACGAGGTGGCGGATGAAGTGATGGAACCGCTCATGTTGGTATCGAACCGGCTAGGCATACTCAGAGTCCAGTTGATGTTGCCATCAGTAGAAGAGCCGATGGTGGGCATGAATCTTTTCAGGAGATTGAGCAGCGCATCCTTCGATTCATTATAGAATCGCTCTATCATCGCCAAGTCGGCATCCGTAACAAATATCTGGTCGAAGGCAGACTTGCCATCATCCAGCTTATTCTTTGCACCTAGATAAGCGGTAGTCTTCGCCACCTCCTCATAGATGCTACTTTTTGTGATTGAAATTGATAAATTTGCCATTCTTATGTTTCCTATAGATGATTAAATCTAAAATGATGAGCAGGGCGAACATCGCTCCCATCGACCACATCGCATACTTCAACTGAAACTGCTCCCACTTGGAGAGCTGCTTCTCTACTGGATAGGGTACTGGGATGGAGTCTCTTCGGATGAAGGAATCCACCCTTACCTTATACTGGGTCTTCACAACCACCTTCTTATGCCATCGGTCAACGAAAAGGGTATCTCCCTTCTGTGAACTTGATACCGAATCATGCACGAAAATGCTGTCAGAAGTATGCAGGGTATCGCATTTTACTACGTCACGATATACGAATTTCTCCGTCGGGACGTAGGAAGTCTTACATCCCGACATAATAAATGCCACCAGCAGCATAGCTAAAATGTAGATCAGCAACTGCCATACATCTGAATCATACCACTTCTTCATAAGCCTATACCTTTAATGCAGCCTTAGCTCTCTTCAAGAATGTTCGTCTGTGCTCCAAGCCGTATGTGCCGCCATTGATGGTCTTGGTGATTGCCAAGAAGCTATCACTATCAGCCAGCTCATTCAAGCCGTGCTTCCACCACCACCACATCGCACTCTTGGTTGCGCCCAATGGCTGCTCCAGCAGTTCGGGATGCTCCATGATGTCACCTCGGCAGTACTTGCTCTTCTGGTAAGCCTGATAGTTGGCTCTACCCGTAATCTGAATCAATCCCCTGCCCCTATACTTGTAGCCATCGCCATCTTTCAGGTTGCCTAGCATATTCTTCAACTTACCCACATCATACCTTTGGAAGTAAGCTTTGTCGCCCACTTCCTTGGTATATCTCAGCTCGCTCGTTTCGTGGGCTATCTGAGCCAAGAAATGCGCCATTCGCTTCGGTGTATCAATATGGAAAACCTCGGCATAGCCGTTGATGTAAGGCAGGAAAGCATCCACCTTATCCTTGGCATTCGGCATGATCTCTAAAATCTGTTCTCTTGTTACCTTCATAGTTACTTGCCCTCCTTTACTTGTTTCAGCATATTTGCGAGTTCGTCCTTCACCTTACTCTCAAAGTTGCCCAGTTTGGTCTTGAAATAAATGTTCACTCCGAAGATTGCCCCAGAGTAAACCAATGTCTGGCTGACGTACCAGAGTACACCATCAGACACCACATAATTGTTGAGAAAGAATGATAGGAAGGTGAGGACAACACCACTCACTAACATTCCAATAGCTGCACCATATTGCAATCCTTCACGCACGTTTGGAGTCATATCTTATCTTTATATATTATTAATAATATGCAAAGATAAGATATGTTCCCGTAACTATTATCTTATCCGTTAATGTTGTGCCATACCTTGCTTGTAGGATGCAAGCAGTCAGGGTCTTGAAGGTATTCGATAGCCATCATCACCACCATTTCCTTCAATTCCTCCTCATCCTTGCTATATTGTTTCAGCAGCTTATGATGATCGCTTCTGAGCAGATTCATCGTAACAGCCAAGTCAAAGATGTTGTAGTCGGAAATATCATCCTTATGCTGGTCAAAGGCTTCCTTTATCTCCTTGTCCGTAAAGAAAGGAGCCATGTGCTTGGTTCCATCCTCATCCTCGTACCACATCTTCTTGATAGCATCATCGGCAAAGTGCTTGTCAAAATGCTCTTCGCTCAACACACCATACACCATCGCACAAAGATGATGTACCTCAACATCGCTCAACTTATATGAGAGATACTTACCCATAGCCTTGGCTATACTCAACATCTGTTCAGGAGTCATATCCTGCTGATACTTATCAACGAAATCTACAAAATCCATAATATATAAAAATTAAGAGTTTATGATGCTGCAAAGATACATATATCTTGCGCTGAGCACCATAAACTCCCAAAGATTTCTGTAGCCATCTGAATATCAGAAGAATACAGTTACGATAAAACACCTCCTTTCTTTATTCGTCCTTGAATTTAGTTCTCTTCTCGCCACCCCTCGACCAGATGTCGTTCTTCTTGCGCTTCGCCACCTTGCCGAGTACGTCATTCTCGTAAAGGTCGGGATTGTCTTCCCTGCCTTGGGTCTCCGTAGCAATACCCTTGTTGGCATTGCTTCCTTGGCTGGCATCAGGTTTCCCATTGCCATACCATTTCTGATTATTCTCCTTGTCTGCTATCATATCTAACACTAAACATTAATAACTAATCACTATGCCGAAAGCGGTGCATACTGCTCGCTAGGCTGCACACCCTGACCGCTCATCATCTGCTGCAACATCGCCTGAGCCTTTGGATTGCTCTGTGATGCCTGATCCACTTGCGCTTGCAGTTGAGGAGAGAAACCAGCAGGAGTCTCACCATTCTTGATTGCCTCCTGCTGGGATGATACCGACTGCAGAAGTTCGTCACCGAATGGGAAATCACCTACCTGCAACAACTGCTCCAAGGTGATAGCCTGAGCTTGCCACAACTGCATCAGGAAGTCGTTTGCCATCTGACGATATACAGGAGTAGCCGTACTCTCCGTGATATTGATGTCAAACTCTACATCACGAATCTTCTTCGGGTCATAGCGAACAATCTGTCCTGCCCTGCCAACGATGTTGAAGTTGCGAGCCACATCATAGAACTGCTGCATATTCTTCACCGTCTTGTAAGCACCATCAATGATAAACTGGCTGAAACTCTCCAAGATGTCAAGCAGCGACATGGTGGCATTCTGTGTCTGCTGGGCATAGAGTGAACCGCTCGTACCTGATACTCCTGGTTTACCTTGCAGCGCACCATTCACTCCCGATATATCCTCGAAGAACTTCAACTGATAGTTGAGCAAGTCACCGATACCGATGTTCGTTGAGTTATTAGCTACTTGCTGAGGAACCTGACCACTCTTGTTCGGCTTGTATCTTACCACTCCGTTGAATCTACTCCACTCGTCACAGAAATCATCCCAGCTCATATCATCCGGCAGACAATCCTCAGGACAGAGCAGCACACCCTTGGCACTCGCCCTCATAATGAAGTCGTACATCGTGATCAGTCTGTTCACATATCGCTGCTGGTCAATCACATCTTCCACGAAGCTATGAATCTCGCCATCAATAAACGGATAGAACTTGAAGCAGTATGGATGCTCACCATGAGCATAAGGAGTCTCACCCTCTCTCAGAATGTCACCGAAAGGAGAAAGATAATAGAAATGCCAGTAATCATCCATAAACCACTCGGCTTCAATCAGCGGAATATCCTCACGCTTCATACCGAGTGACAGACCTCTCTCCAGTCGGTCTTGATTCTCTGCATCTACAATCTCATCACAATCTTCAATATCAATCTTGAAATCGTCACCATTGTTATAGTCGTGGCAGCGATAGCGTGGCTTGCTCTCCTTGCGCCATACCTCAATCACTCGGCAGAGTGAAGGATTGGCAGGATTCATGAAGTCGATGGTCTTCGGATCAAACTCTCCGAAACGCTGGGTGCAGTCAGCTATCACGAAGTCTCGGTCAGCAGCCAGTCGGTAAATCTCCTTCAATTTCCTTGCTTCGGCAGGAGTCTTGGCAAATTCTCTCAGAACATTGCCGATGGTAATGTCGTGAACCTCGCCCAAGCAGCTGACATCCCAGCCACGGAAATCTCTCATATTGTTATCTATGAAGAAATTGTTCGGATTCACATAGTCTGTCCAGCAATCCAACCTTCCCCTTCGCCATCCATACTTCTTCTTGTAGATAGCCGCACCACTGATCAGAAACTCCTCCATTGTTCGGGCATCCATTTCCGTCTCTCGGTTCAGTTGTCGATTGCATTGCAGCACCACACTCATCGTTTCTCCATACCGCTTTTCATCCTTATCCCTTGCATTGCAGGTAGGTTCCTTGCTCTGGGAGCGATACACACCCAGCACATTCTTCACCAGCCTTCGGATCAGGTTGTTCTTCAACGGCTCACTACCCTGCTCACGGATATAGTCTTCCTCTTTGATACGTTTGGTAAAGCCGCACCGATTCTCGATTTCAATGAGATCTCCCCACTGGTCTCCATAGCAGTACCGCTTGTTTCTCTCCCTACGCTTTCGGAAGTTATCCATGTTGTTATAGTATCGTTGGGCTTCCAGCAGGATGGAGAAGGCACGCTCGTATGGCTTGTCGAATCGGTTCTTGGAAGCTTTTACGCTATCCAGTTCCTCTCTGTCCACCACCTTGCTCAGCGACAACAACTTTGCTTTTTCTTTCTTCTTTGCCATGATTACGATGTTGTTGGTTCAACAATATGTGCCAGTTTTCTGGCTACACCCAATAACCCAGCCGCAGTATCGGTATCTCCCATACTCACGCAAGTGAGATAGCCAGCCATATAGAGGATAGCATCTTTCAGGTTGCTCTGTAGATTGATATACCCTGCACCACTGCTTTCCGTGATGATTTCCGGCTGAGCCACATAGGTGAAGTCAACCGTCACGCTATTCGATTTGCTCGTATATAGCTCTAGGTATCTACCGCCCTTGGTATGGATGATAGCCGCAATAGGTCGGTCAGGATTGCCCCTCACTCCATATTTGCAGCCCTGATACTTGTAGGCTTCATCATTCTCGGTGATGATTTCGGCACTGCGGTTCCAGTCGCTGGCTCTTACACTGAGCAGCCTGATCATATCGGCTGGCATATAGACCGTACCGACATAAGCATTGTTCTTCGATGCCCAAGATACGCTGATGTTGTCTAGCTTGATTCCATCCACCATATCTACTGGCGCATCGGAAAGAATGATACTTGCTGCATCTACGATTTTACTCTTGATAAGTTCTGCCTGAGAGAGCGTATCAGTATCATCGGGAGTCAGCAAGCCGGAAGACTCTTGGTTTCTGTCCAAGAGCACCTTCACTTCTTTCACCAAATCAGATACAGCATACTTCTTCATTATTCAAGTCCTTCTAGTTCAACACCCTTTTCCTTGGCAATAGACAAGATGTCCTCCTTGGTCTTCAGCTTCGAGCGGCTCACACCGAAGGTCTCAGCCAGATAGTCTCTGGCATCCTCAAAGTCTGTCACGATATGGGTCTTCTTCTCCTCAGCCGCCTTCTTAGTCTTGGCAGCAGCCTTTTTCTTGGCATCTGCTTCCAGTTTCTTTTCATCAACCTCTTCAATAAGCCAGAACTTATCGTTAAACCATCTATGGCTTTCAATAGCCTTCTGTTCTTTAGCATCTCTAGTACAATAGATACTGGTTCCACCAGTCTGACCGTCAAAGACGATTCTTCTCATACCGCCATCCATCTTGACACTAAAGGCTAAATCTGAATATCCTTGATATGTCTTAAACATAATTATATACCTTATTATAATAATAAAGGGATGGGGCTAGTGCCCACACCCCTCTCTATTCAATGAATAATTGTAATTTAACTACTAACGTTAGGCAGATGCCAGCTTCATACGAGCATGTGCCTTAGGGTACTTCAAGTACAGACAAGCCACCTCCTGAATAACTACTGCATCGGTGTTACGGATTCCAGCCTTCTTCAAGTCGAGAACGTTACGAGTCCAAGATAAGTGTACTCGCTTCACCAAGAACTCAGGATCAAGAGCAAAGGCACAATCACTCATACCCTGCAAATCGAAGAACTCTGAATGAATCATCAGCAACTCACCAAAGTCGGTCTCCCAGCTCTTGAACTTCAAATTGAACACTTCAACGGTGTCCTTCATACGGAACTTTTCTGAACGGATCTTAGAGAATGCAGTCATAACCTTTGAGCCAGCAAGAATAATCTTGCGCTTGTTGCCAATACCAGTACCAACAAATAAATCCTTGGAAATATCAACCAATTCATTATCCCAGATAACAACATCGCCCTCATTGAAGCCAACTTTCTTGTCATCTTCGTTTGCTATATGACCAATTTCGATGTCTTTTCCAGCCATCCACCATACACCCTTGGTGAACCACTGAGCAGAACCATTTTTGACTGTATGATGAATACAAGCCATATCACCGAAAAGATATGAACCTTCCATAGCAAGACGCATATCATAAATGCTATCCTCCTCCATATCAGAGAAATCCCACTTTACCTTCTTTGCTGCAATCTTGTCAAATGTACTCTGCTCAACCTGAATCATGAAATTCTGACAATACTGAACATCATTAGTTGGAATATTGTTGAAACGACCAGTCTGTACATCCAACTCGCCGCAGCTCTTCGCCATACGAATCAGCACCTGACCCTTACTTAAAGCAGGAACACCAATAGGCTGTTTCTGGAGAAGATTTCCATTAACCGCATATACAATAGGCATACCATCATCAGCCTTACCACATACGCACAAAACCAAATCAGGAGTAGGTACACCCTTATTAGTATCGGCAGTATAAGCCACACCATTATGGTCGGTAATAGCTTTTACTCCTACAACTCTGATGGTATCATCAAGAGTAAACATATCAGGATCATCTACCTCCAGCTTAACAGAACTGCCTGTACTAGCTTCTGCAAGAGCAGTTTTTACGGTAGTCTTGATAGGACGTGTGCCTACAGAATGATACTCAACTACGAAAGAATCAGCTTTCTTAGTATTTGCAAAACGTGAAATCTGATCAAGAGGTGTCGCTGATGGACGAATCTTGGTGATTTTATCATCAATGTCGTTCGTATAGAAATCATCCTCACCAGCATCACTTGTTCGCCTACGACCGCTAGTCTCAGAAGCAATACCCTCATCCTGACGAGCCGCACCACCATTGCCAGCTTCACCAGCAGCAGGAGCACCGCCAGCTTCCGCAGGGTGACCACTCTCAGAAGTACCACCATCAGGGAGAGTAGCCTCAGCCATCAGCACCTGACCATTGACACCAAAAATAACTGCCATCACCATAATGAAAATGGAGAACAGTCGATTAAATGTACTTTTTGTTACTTTCATTATCCTAAATATTAATTAAACATTATATAAATCTAACTCTATCTTATCGGATGCGTGTTCGCTTTTCGTTTCCACGCTCCCAGATGTTTCCTCTTCGGGTAGCCCTGCCAAGCGCACCCAGTTCCGGCTGGTTGTCGGTCTTCTTTGTCTCGGCATTCGCTGAGTCAAGGTCGGCAGTACCATCGCCCTTCTTGCGCAGTTCCAAGTTCTTCATGTGCTTGGTATTCTTGCCACGAACCTCACCTTCGTGAGCAGCATCAGCTACATCAGTATCGTGATTCTTCGCCTTGATGAAAGCGGTAATCATATCCTCGGTGAAGATACCTTTCACCACATTGTTCATCGTCTGAAAGCACTGGTCAATAGCTTCATTCACCGCTTCCTCGCCATACTTCTCCTCCAGCTTGTCGAAGACCGCATAGCTGGCTGGCATATTCTTGTCGTACTCCTCCTGCAATTTCTTGCCATCAGACGCATTCTTCAAGAACTCAGACTGAGCATTGGCAATCTCGTCAGCATTATCAGGATCAGAGTAGTAGTCGATAGCATCCTCTCCGTGGGTACGAATCAATTCTGCATAAGGACTCTTACCAGCCTTCATCGCTTGCAGGAAGGTAGCCGCAGCAGGGTCACTTCCCATCCAGTCAGCCATAGCCTTCTCGTTATCCTTGTAACCTTGCAGAGACTTCTGGTCGGCATCATAATCATCATTGATAGCACCATAGATAGCTTCATCATCCGCATACTCGGTATCTGGGTGACGAGTCTTCAAACGCTCCAAAGCCAAGTCTCTCTTGGTCTTCGTAGCTTGCTGTGCAGCAGCACCAGCATTCTGTTCCGTATTTGTATTATCAGGCATATATATATGTATTAATTTATAAATCAATGCCCAAAAGTAATGCTTTTCCGCCTATAATTAATCTTATCCGTTAACTTTAATTAATCGTATATGAATAATTTGGCTGTTTCAATACTTTTTTGTAACTTTGCATCATAATAGAATGAAACATAAAGGATCACGATGTGACTTTACACAAGAGCGAAACGCTGACATATTGAGGGCTTACAAGGAAATCATATCAGTAAGAGACAATATCAGCCTCTTGGAGATTGAGCAGAGATTACTGCAATCTTCAAGCAAGCGTTTTTGGGTCTCGGATATCAGGGCTTACAATGTTATTCTGACAATGATCAAAGGGAAATCCTTGAATAACATGAACCCTACCAAGAGAGAAATGTTTCAGGAAATATACCGCAGATATATTGATTATACCAAGCAGCATCCTTCTGTCACCAAGTTGGATGCTATTAGTTACGTGTGCAATCAGGAGGCTCCCAGTTTTTATCTTTCTCCGAAATCCATACACGTGATTCTTCATAAGGTGAGAAAGGAGGAGAAGGAAAGATGTTACGAACTAAGAAAGGAAAGATTGCGATTTATGCTGGGTACATTATAATAATGTGTATCACATTCCTTGGATATGATGGGATGGGTCTCTACGAAGGTTGCTCTATGCTGAACCGACTTACCTATCCGTTCTTCCATCAGAACGTCTTCCATGCTGCCATCAACCTTTGGGTGCTGCATCAATGCCTGAAATCCAGACCTTGCGGTATCGTAGATATGGTGGTATTCTATCTCATAGCCGTAAGCTATTACCCCAGTTCTAGCGTACCCATCATCGGTCTCAGCGGTATCGTATATGCCTATATGGGATATATCGCCCCATTCGTAGAGAAGAAGGTGAGATACAACATCATCATTCTCTCGTATATATGTGTAGGATTTTTCATTCCTTGCATGGCAGTGGGCATCCACATCTATTGCTATGTAGTCGGTCTGTTGTGGGGGTATCTTAATTCTCCGATATGCCAAGACAAGTAGCCATAAGAACCAAGCTGACTGATGCACTAGACAAACATGTATTGAGCATCCTGACTGAGAATGAGAAGCGCATCAAGGAAATCAACCTTCCTTTCAGCCCGATCAAGGGTGAAGGTTGTGGAGATAAGCGATTCCTGCTCTTCCTGCCTGACTTCCCGATTCAGAAGCAGCACCTCCCGATGAGTATGAAGAAGATTCCGCTCGTCAAGATGCTGCTGGAACTGGGTAGCTGCAAGGCGGTGATTGAAGAACTGCATGAGGATATGGATGAGCCATACAACCTTGAAGAGGAAATGGAACAACTGGTGGAGCAGTTCACCCGAATCAGGATGAAACACGACCCCTTCTTCTTCTTCGCCATATTCATCTACATCAAACCGAAAGGTGGAGGTCTCCCCTTCCGCTTTGTGCTCAGAAGACCGCAGCGCAGACTGCTCAGGTGGCTGGAGGAGAGAAGAAAGAAGAACCGTCCTATCCGACTCATTCTCTTGAAGGCTCGACAATGGGGAGGCTCAACGGTTATTCAGATGTATATGCTCTGGATGCAATTAATGTGGGAAAAGGGTCTCAACTCGCTGATTGTTGCTCAGGTCAAGGACACCGCAGAGACCATCCGAGGAATGTTTGAGAAAGCCTTGAAAAAATTCCCTACCAAATTCCTCTATGAAATGGGTGAAGCCTACTCTGAGAACGAACCTAAGTTTGTGGGTGTGGGTACATCCGGCAACGTGAAGGAGGTTCCTCAGCGTTTCTGCAAGATCAAGGTGGGTTCTATGGAGCGACCACTATCAGCCAATGGTGAAGACTACAACTTGGTTCATCTTTCCGAGGTGGGTCTGTGGAAAAAGACAGATGGCAAATCTCCTGAGGAAGTGGTACAGAATGCCACCAATGGTATCTTGTATCGACCATATACGATGATTGTCTATGAATCCACCGCCAATGGTACTGGCAACTTCTTCCACAAGGAATGGATTGCAGCCAAAAAGGGTGAATCCCAGTTTGAACCGTTCTTTGTGCCTTGGTTCGAGATTTACGATATGTACCATCTTGATTTTGAAACCAAGAAGCAGAAGGTGGAGTTTGCCAAATGGTTATACGAGAACAGGAACAACAGCAATACGATGTCCGACCGAGAGGAGCCGGGCACATACCTTTGGAAGTTGTGGACACTAGGTGCTCCGCTGGAAGCCATCAACTGGTATATGGCTGAGCGAAAGAAGTTCACCGACCACGCTGATATGGCTGCTGGCTACCCTACCGATGATATTGAAGCCTTCAAACACTCAGGAGCAAAGGTATTCGCTGAGGATAAGGTTGACAAGTTCAGAAAAGGATGCCGAGCACCTAAGTTCATCGGTGATGTATATGGTGACGGATACAAGGGCAAGAAGTGTATGCAGAATGTCCGCTTCTGTGAAGACAAGCAGGGGCAGCTATGGATATGGAGCAAGCCGGAATACTTTGACGATTGCAGGGTGACCAACCGCTATCTGGTGGTCGTGGATATTGGTGGACGAAGCAAGAATGCCGACTGGTCTGTTATCTGTGTCTTCGACAGATACTGGATGATGGAAGGTGGCAAGCCGTATGTGGTAGCCCAATGGTATGGGCATATTGATATGGACTTGCTGGCTTGGAAGGCTGCACAGATAGCCAAGTACTACGATAATGCCCTCTTGGTGATTGAATCCAACACCTTGGAGACCAAAGACAAGGAACATATCTTGGAAGGCGGTGATCAGTCTGAGTTCATCCTGAATCAAATCAAGGATGTATATGACAATCTCTATGCACGCAAGCAGAGTGAAGCAGACATCAAGGAAGGTGTTCCACGCAAGTACGGATTCCATACCAATGTAGCAACCAAGCCAATGGTTATCTCTGTACTGGTTCAGGTGGTCAGAGAGCATCTATACGTTGAACGAGACCAGCGATGCCTGAACGAGTTCCTTACCTACGAGCGTAAGAAGAATGGAGCATACGGAGCCATTGATGGTAAGCACGATGATTTGCTCATGACAAGAGCCATCGGACTCCATATCTGCTTCAATGAAATGGAAATGCCGAAGATGATTCAGTATCAGGCTAGAGTAATGAGAAAAAAGGTTTCTGTTTCGGCAGCAACCATCATATAGTTTCAATTTTAATTATACGATTATGAAGATTACTAAGATTTTCAAGCGCATCAAATGCGAGATTATGTACCGCCAAGCTACGGCTAAGGCAGACTATGCAGCCAAGAAGAACAAGGGTGAAATCTACTTTGTCCTACCTACGGAGAAGGGCAACCTGATGATTATGAACCGCCCCCTCTTCGAGGCTTTCAAGAAGACAAAACTGGTAGATAAGGATATGAAGTCGAGAGACCTCTTCCGTGATTGTGTCTATCATACCAACTGCAAGAGCGAGAGAGGAAAGCGCAGCCGCAAGCGCAAGTTCCTCAGATGGAAGGGCTTGATTTAATGTCCAAAAGTTAATGGATAAGAGATAGGTAGAGAAAATTCTGCCTATCTTTGCGCTATTATTAATAATGTGTATCAAAATATGATTTATAAAATTGTGCAAGGAAATAGCTTCAAGCTTCACGTCTTGGTGCGGAAGATGGACGTATCGAAGGAGTTTCAGAGACTCATCGACTTCGATATGAATCTGGCTACCGACATCAGTGTGGAACTGCATGGCTGTTTCTGTGATACGGTTTCCGTTCCAATTCAAGTTGCAGGAATCCAAGGAAACATCCTGATTTGCGATATTCCACCGACTCTTGAACTCGGAAACTACAACATCAAGGTTTCGTGGAAATATGAAGGCAGCGAAATGGTCAGCATCGAGCGCAACCTTCTGAGAATCGTAGATCATAATTCACAGAGCAATATTCCAGTGGGTATTGTTGAAGGCGAGCATACAGGATTGTTTGACCTCCGCTATTACATCGTCACAGATAACCAGTCAACTTGCTCAATCTCCTTCATCGTTCACAATGCCAAATTCAGCTACACCATCAATGGTGAAACGCAACTGGTGGAGAATCAGGAGAACTTCATGCTGAATGGTGCTATCAGCAACGGAAAGAAGCTGGAAGCTGAAATCATTCCTATTCAGGGATTCAGCATCGGTATGGTCAAGGTGTTGATGAATGGCAAGGATGTGACCGAGGAGTATTACAATAGCGACACCCACAAGATTATCATCCCAGCCGTATCAGGATATGTAACCATCACCGCAAGCGGAACCGTCAATGCAAGCTACTATGGCGCATCTGCTGCCAAGGATATGAGCAAGCTGAATATGGAAGACCTCACACTGCTGGAAGATACGCTTGTTGGCAAGACTCTCACCATTGAAACGACAGACGAGAAACCATACATCTGGTTTGTCAGCCGCCAGCCACTCACCTTCAATCAGTGTGGTTTTGAATCTTCCCTGAACACCACCAAGCTGGGTGATCTCTACTACTATTGGTCAGACGAACTGGTAGCAGGTGACGATAACGAATATCAAATTAAACTAAAAGAATAATATGGCAGAAAAGAAAAAGTACAATAGCATCCTGATCAGTGGGCGCAAAGACGAGACTCTGACATATTCTAGGTACATCAAGGACGAGGAGTCGGGTGAATCCGTAAAGGAAACACTCGACAAAAAGGTCAATGTATCGGATGAATTGGAGACTCAGCAGATCAAGAATGGTGCTATCACCAACGAAAAGCTTGCTGCTGATTCTGTAGGAAATGGCAACATCCAAGATAGTTCTGTCAGCAACGAGAAACTGGAAGATGGAAGTGTAACCAATGAAAAGTTGGCGGTGAACTCCATCACCAAAGACAAATTGAAGGATAAAACGATTGGTGTAGAGAAGCTTGATCCTGAACTCCGGCAGACGATAGCTGCTGCCACTGGTCTTCCTGAGAAATTGGTGGAGAGCATTCAGAATGTGGATGAGAATCTAGCCAAGCTGAATGATACGGTTTATCCTATCACTCTTGGATTCAGTATCAATCCAAATGTAGGTACAATGCAGACTGATGTTCGCTATTCCATCATCAGCGATGGCAAGCCACTTGTGCCTGATACCTTGTATGTATCTAAGAGAATTAATGATGATTCTGTAATCGGAATCCTTGCTAACACTCCAGTTGCTAATGGTTCCTTAACAACCCCTATACAGGGAGCAAGAGAAATCTTCAAGTTTGAGGTCGGCAAGAAAGGCAGAACTGGTAAGAGCACATCACAGACTCGCTATCTCTGCTACTTTGGAGGAAACTCAGCAGACACCATAACCGCTGAAATCCTCAATACGCTCAGTAAGGTATCCTCCACAGGAGTGTCATTCAATCCAAAAGTAACAACCAAGGATAATGATTACATCTGGTTGGTAGTACCTAGCTATCTCTCAATCAGCCGTGTAACCAGTGCCGGTTTTGATGTGATTCTTGCTGCTCCTCAAACTATAACAAATAGTCTAGGCAGCTTCAAAGCATACAGAACTGTCAATCCTCTCACGCAAGCTACATGGAATTTAGTAATATCGTAAATATTAAAAGATATGTCAGATAATAATATTAATGTAACAGCCCCGTTACATGCAGCCACCAAGAAAGGTAAGCTAGGCGCAGCCAAGGAAATCTTTCTTGAAGGAGATACGCAGACTGTTGAAAAGGAAATCCAAGACATCAATTCAAGGCACAATGATTTAAGCTCTACTGTATCTGAGCATACCAAGCAGATAGAAAGCAATCAGAGTCAGATTACCGCCAATAAATCTGCTCAGGATGAGAAGAATACATCCTTGGATGCAAATATGGCTAAGCTCAATACTCGTGATGATCAGATTACAGAACTTGTCAAAGGTGTAACTGCTACTGGTGGAGCCAGTGTAGCTACGGCTGTAACCTATGATAATACTTCCTCTCAACTCACATCAGCAACTGTTCAAGGTGCAGTTGATGAGCTTCAAGGCTCTAAGATAAACAAAACTTCAATCTCTCAGGAATCTGGTTGGTCTGAGGATAAGGTGATGAGCCAAAAAGCCGTAAGTAATAAACTCAGTGATGTTGACGATGCATTGAACACTATGCAAAATGTTATTGAAACAATAACAACAGACATTCACGGTGGTGAGAAGGATATTGTAAAGAAGTCATATACCTCAGAATCAAATTCCGTGAATATCCCTATTGACGGTACTATTGTCAAGTATGGTGATACCATCACTCTCAAGCTCTCTGAGCCTATATCTGCTACCTATACAATTCAGACGAGAACAGAAGATAGTTCCATTGGGGAGAAATCTGTGCAGTTTACCGATGGTTATGCAACGTATGGTGTAACTGCAAATATTGCTGCTAAATCCCTCAAAATTAATAATTGCAACAAGAATGTAAGTATTGTTGAGAAGGTAAAGAAGGAAAGCATTGATGATAATATCGCTGCTTTGAAGAAGAATGTGGAAACCTCTTTCACTGAAACTAATTCCAAGGTCAGCACTTTACAAGACAATATCAAATCACTCACTTATGACATTCACGGTGGTGAGAAGGATATTGTAAAGAAGTCATATACCTCAGAATCAA